ATGGCCATTTCACCATTCAACCATGGCACCCGCGTCATTCAGGTCGGCAGCGAAGCCCGATCGATGGAAGTTGCGGATGTTTCGACTATCGGCGCTGCCGTGATCGCGCCCGATGCCGATCCGAAGGTTTTCCCTGTCAGCGAACCGGTGGCCTTCTATACCCACGAAGCGGACAAGATCGCCGCCTTGGGAGCCACTGGCACCGGAATCGATATCGTGAATGCGGTTCGCGCTCAAGGCGTGGAGGCGATGCTGGTTTTCAGTCGCGAGGAAGAAGGCGCAACGCCTGAAGCCACGATGGCGAACCTGATCGGCTCGGCTGCGAGCATGACCGGAGTTCATGCGCTTTCCTATGCGCTCGGCCATGTCGGGGTTGAACCTGATATCCTGCTTGCGCCGGGGCATTCTGCCGGTCGCGTGGACAACGCCAAAAACCCACTTGCCGATGCGCTGCAACAGGTGGCCGAGAAGCTTCGCGCCGTTGCGGTACTCGATACAGGCGGGCCGACGCGGGAAAAGAGCCTCGAATATCGGGCCGATTTCGCATCGCGCTATTGCTATTTGCTTGATCCGTTCGTCCGGGTTTCCAGCGGCACGGATATCGTCACGAAGCCCGCTTCGCCCTTTGCAGCCGGGTTGATCGTCAAGCGCGATAAGCAGAAGGGCGGACCGTACTGGTCGCCGTCCAATCAGGAAACGCTCGGCATTCTCGGCACGGCGCGCCCGATCACCTATTTCGATGGTGAGATTGATCATGAAGCCAACCTTTTGAACGAAGCTGGCATCGCCACTTTCATTCCAGCCCGACTGGTTCAGGGCATCGGAGGTCAGTTCGCCGCCAATGGCCGCATTCTGTGGGGCAATCGCACCACGTCCGATGATCCGCTCTGGAAATTTATCAACGTTGTCCGCACCCGTGCCACGATCGAGAAAACCATTATCCGGTCTTTCCGCTGGGCGAACGACGACAATCTGTCGGTCCAGCTGGTGACGGCCGTCATCCGCACTCTGCAGGAGTTCCTTGACGAGCTGACCGTGGCCGGTGCGATCCTCGGCGGTCGCGCATTCTGGGAGCGGGCGACGAACACGAATGCATCCTTGCGCGACGGCAAGTTGCGTGTCGAATTCGACGCCGAGGAAGCTCCGCCGCTTGAAGACCTGATCTTCGGTTCGCGGCGCAACGAGCAGTATTTCGACAACCTCGCTGCCGAAATCCAGCGCCGGACCTCGGTCTCTTTCTCCGTCAATATCAGCGACGTGGTCGCGGCCTAACGGGAGCTACCCATGACTTTGCGCATCATCCGGGGCTTTACGCTCTATGTGAATGACAACACCAATCTGGCGCTCGATATCGAGACCATGAAGCTGCCGACGCTGGAAGAAAACACCGAAGAATTCCAGCCGGGCGGCAGCGACATGGCCATCAATATCACTGGCCTCGGCGTCAAGGCATTCACCATGCCCTTCAAGATCAAGAGCCACACGCCCGAAACCATCGGCTTGTTCGGCGGCGCTCCCGGCATCCGCTATCCCTTCACCGGTCGCAAACTCGTCGTTTCCGAAGAAGACGGAAAGGAGCATGAGCACGCCATCGATGTGCAAGGCCGTCTTTCCAAGGTTGAAGGTGAAGAAATGTCGGGCGGCAAGGCCACCGGCTATGACCACGAAATCAATGGCATCTGGACCTATACCGAGTATTGGGACAACCAGATCATGCATCGTTTCTCATTCAAAAAGGGCGGTTGGGATATCTGGAATTTCCAGCCGTACAACACCGCGCGCCGCCGCATTCTGTTCGGTTAATGGAGAAACGAGTTGACCAAGCCCACGCCAAAACTTGAAGTAAAAATCAAGCTCGACTTCCCGGTGCCGGTGAAAGGTGAGGACGGCAAGGATGCGTCCCGCGATACCGTCACGATGCGCCGCCCGCGCACGATCCACGTCAAGCGGCTTGCCGTTCTGCTTGGGGCGGATGTCCTGAAGGGCATTATTGGCGATCAGGAGCCTTCGGCCGTCAAGATTGACAGGCACAACGTTGACGTTGCCAAGCTCGCCGTTGATGTCATCAGCGCCTTGTTTGTTCGCGAAACGCTGGATGAACTGACTAGTATCATCGCCAGTATGTGTGGCGAAAAGCCGGAGTTCATTGACGAGATCGACCCGCTCGATCTGATGAAGTTTGCGGAAGGCTTCCTCGATTTTTTTCCGGCACTCCGCTCTTTCGCGTCTTCGAGTTCGGGGCAGACTGCGCAGCCTGCTTCCGCTGGCGACCTGACGACATAGACCAGCTCCCTTGGGCGGAAATGCTGGCCTATCGGGCGGAAATTCCCCGCCTGACGGGCCGTGGCGCGAAACCGGACGAATGATATGGATGTTTCACTTCTAATCCGGTTGATCGATCAGGTGAGCGGCCCCGCGCAGAAAGTGCGCGGGGCGCTGCAGAACATCGGTTCCGGCATTAGCAATTTCAAAGGCGGGTTTTCCGACGCGCTGAAGAACGGCTTCTCGATCGACAATATCGAGGCTGCGACGAAGAATGCCGAAACCAAGCTGTCGCAGGCGCGCGGCAAGCTTCTCGGCGCGTTTGGTCAGGCGCTTGCCATCGGCGCGCCGGTCATCAAGGCTGCACAGTTTGACCAGTCCATGAAGGGGCTGGAAAAAGTCCTGAACGACTTGCCGGTTGATCGTGTCCGACAGTTGCGCAAGTTCGCTCTCGACACGAGCGCACTTATCCCGGTTGCCGCAAAAGACTTGCTGGAGTTGATGTCTGAAGCCGCCCAAGGCGGCGTCCCGCAAGAGGAACTGGAAGCATTCTCGACCTATGTTGCGAAAGCGTCCGTGGCCTTTGATATGGCTGGGCAGGAAATCGGCGAGCGCTTTGCCAAGCTTCGCAACGTCTATAGGCTCAATCAGGAAGGCATCGAAGATCTCGGCGATGCGACGAACCACCTGTCGAACAATATGGCCGCGAAGGCCGAAGAGATCACCAATTTCACCAACCGCGCTGCCAGCGCTGCCGGTATTCTGAAAGTCAGCGCAGTCGAAGCAGCTGCATTCGGCACAGCCATGGTCGCTGCCGGTGCTGTGCCGGAAACCGCTGCACGTGGCTTCAATGCCTTTGCGACTCGCATTCTGGCGGGCGGCAAGAGGATCGATGCGGCGTTTGAGGATATCGGCGTTTCGCGTGAAAAGCTGCTCAAGGACATCCAGACGGACGGCGCGAGCGCGATCCTGAAATTCTTTGAATTGCTGGCGTCGAAGGGCGATGACGGCAAGGCCGCACTCAAGGACATCGTCGGGCAGGATTACGTCAAGGATTTCGCCAAGCTCATCGACAACCCGCAGCTTCTGGCGCAGGCCCTACAGCTGGTTGCCAATCAAAGCGACTATGCCGGTTCGGCAACCGAGGAAGCCGCAAAACAGGCAGAAGGCGCAGTCAAGCAATGGGAATTGCTGGTCAATAAGCTGAACCGTGGCGCTATCGTTATCGGTGACGCGCTATTGCCGACGCTGCTTGAACTGGCGACGCAGGTCGGCTCGATCATTGATCGGTTTGCGGAATGGGCAGCGGTCAATCCCGAATTGACCAAGTATCTCGTGACTGCAATTGCCGCGCTCATGGGGCTTTCGATCGCGGGCAAGGTTCTGGGCGTCGTCTTTGCCGGTATGCGAGCGGGTATTCTGCCGCTACTTGGCTTCTTCCTAAAATTCAACAGCGCAGGCCGCAACGTCGCCAAGGGCTGGCTTCTGATGCGGTTGGGTGCCGCAGCCCTGCTTCGGACGTTTGGCCTATTTGCTGGTGCGTCACGCGTTGTCGCGGCTGGAATTCGCGGAATCGCATCGGGCGCGGCGCAGGCCAGTCGCCAGATCATCGCAACGCAGGGCCGTGCGCGGACCATGGCGACCGGCCTTCGCCGCATAATGGCCGGTTCGTGGATGCTATCGATGGGATTTCAAATCCTTGATGACATCGGACGGACGCCGGAAGAACGCCTCGAACAGCTCCGCAAGAACGCCGAAGGCTGGAGCAAGTTCGAACAGGATGTCGAAAAGAGCTGGTTCGGCCAGATGTGGCAGGGCGTAAAGGATCGAGCTAATTCTCTAATGGGGTTGGAGCAAGGCGTCGTCCCCGCCGAAGCCCTCTCCGCTTGGGGAAAGGCCAAGGCGAAGCAGTTCTACGATGTCGGCGTGAGCTGGATGAATTCGTTGTGGGACGGGCTGAAGTCACTTTGGGTGCAAATTGAGGCTTGGTTCAACGGTCAGATTGAGTGGTTGAAGGGGCTGTTGAACTTCGATCTGAATATCAATTGGCCGACGCCACCGGAGTGGCTGACCTACCTCATGGGCATAGCCGGTAAGGGCGTCAATGTGGTCAAGGATGCAGTGAACTCCAGTGCCGGTGCGCTTGTGCCGCCCGGAATTGGCAGTGGCGAGACCCCGCTTTCAAACGTTAGCAATCCACTCGGTGACGCCAAGGTCGATCAGACGATTACTGTGGTCAACGGACAGACGCCAAATCTGAATGTAGGTCCGATTCACATCACCGGTGTTTCTGATCCACAGGCAGCAGCGAAGGCCGCAGGAGCTGAGTTTGGCCGGGTTGGTGCGCAAATCATGAGTAGGAAATCTGGCGCATTGCATGGAGGGACCGAATAGATGGGCACGCCATTACTCGCGCTTGGGCCGCATATCTTCGAGATCGCGCCTTTAAATTTCCAGCAGATCGAGCGGAGTACCGAGGCATTATGGCCGACGATCAGCCGTTTTGGCGGTCGCCCCGGTCGCCAGTTCACCGGCTATGGCGATGACCGCCTGACCATTACCGGCTTGCTGTTCCCCGACGAAATGGGAGGCCGAGCCGAATATGAGTCGATCCGCGTCACGCAGGCTGCAGCGCGGCCCGTTCTCATGTTGGGCTGGGCAACCGGCCTTTCCATGGCTGCTACCTTGTTTGGCCGTGTCGTGATTCTCAACGTTCAGGACACGCAATCGCTGATCAACCGGCAGGGTTTTGGACGCAAGATCGAGTTCTCGATCGAGGTTGCGCCATTCTCCGGCGACGGCAAGCCTGTGGGGCTGTTCGGATGACTGTGCGCCTGATCCCTGCCGGAACCGTCACGGTCGAACTGGAAGACGTGACGCTTGATCTTGCCTGCTACGATTATCTTATGCGGTGGACCAGTGACCGCGTCCAAGTCGCCAAGCTCAAGGGTTATCTGGAAGCCACCTATGCGGCCAATCCGGGGCTGGCGCGGCTTGGTATCGTCCTGCCGCGCGGCACCGTCATTGCCATGCCGGAAATGACCATTTCCACCGAAATCAAGACTGTGAGGCTCTGGAGCTGATGGAGCGATCGCATCCGTTTATCGAAGTCAGTATCGAGGGCAAAACCGTCCACGATGCTTTTTATCAGCGCCTTGTCTCCGCAACCATTCGGGATGAACCGGGCCAAAGTGCCGACACGCTGGAACTGGTGTTTGACGATACCGGCAACGAGATCGATATCCCGCAAAAGGGCGCGAAGATTGAAATCCGATTCGGTTTCAAGGGCGTCGGCACATGGAAGATGGGCACTTTTGTTTTCGAACGTGCCAGCTACAATTTTGGAAGTGATGGCGAGCGCCTGACCTTCTCATGCAAGTCTGCCGAGCTGCGCGCTGACGTGAAAGAACCTCTCTCCGAGCATTTCGACGGTGAGACCGTTGGCGCCATTGTTGAGCAGTTGGCGAAGCGTCACGGCTACAAGGCAAAGGTCAGTCCTCAGATTGCAAATGCCAAGCTGGACTATATTGCCCGCACCGGGCAGTCAGCCGCTGATTTCCTGACCCGCCTCGCCGATCGCACCGGCGCGCTGTTCTCGATCAAGGACAACACCTTTCTGTTTCTAAAGCGTGGCAGCTTGCCGCCAATCACCATCACTAAGGGCGATTGTTCCGAAGGCGAGTTCTCGATCGAGCCGCGCCCGAAATATGGCAAGGCGACTGCAGGCTGGTATGACCGCCGCCGCAACAAGACGGTTTATGAGGAACACGCCACCGGCCTTGAGGGACCGACGCGCCGTTTGCGGACGGTTTACGCCTCTCAGGAAGAGGCAAAGAAGGCCGCTGAGGCGGAAGGAGCGCGGTTGGCGCGTGCGACCGGACAAGGTTCCCTGACCATAGCTGGTAGGCCGGAAGTCATGGCAGACGCACCGATCAACGCTGTGGGTTTTCGCAAGGAGTTCGACGGCGAATGGCGCGCTGCCAGCGTCGAGCATCGTTTTGAAGACACCTACACCACCAGCATTGAGCTTGAAGCGCCTGAAAAGGGAAAGAAGTGATGAGCAAGTTTCAGAAGCCGTATTTTACCCTTCAGAAGTTCAATCCAGATGGATCGTTTGCGGGAACCTCTTATTTTTATGAGGGCCTCGGCGGCGAGCAGATGGAAGCCATGATGAAAGCGATCCCTTGGGCTGTTTATCGTCGTGTTCATTCAGTCCCTGAAACGGTCGAAGTCTATATGCCTTGGTCACCGCCGCTTGGAGCTTCGGAAAAGGGCTTTTCGAACACACTATCCAAGGAGCGTGTTGACCAGTTCACGCGCCACGTGATGGGATTGGAAGCGTGAGAAATACCGCCATCATTGCCGTTCATCTGGATGGTGCCCGTGGCCTGCTTTCGGTCGAGCATGACGGCTCCATCACCTGGGATGAGCTTCAGGAACTGAAGAACATGCATTTTGGCTCGGAGGCGGTCGCCATAGAGGTTTACCCCCCCGACAGCCTTGTCGTGAACAGCCTGCCCATGCGCCATCTGTGGAAGCTTGGAGCCGGTGATTACTGGCCTGATCTGACAGGCCGTAAGCCAATAGGAGATTTGAATTTGCGCGACCGCGATCTTCTCGTTCGCGCTCAATATGAAGATTTCGGCCAAGCGCTGAAGTAGGGACGGCCACGTCAATTCGTGGCGGCGGGCCATTCCGGCAAGAGCAACCCGCCCGACAGCACCAAGAGATAACCGTCGCATCCGTTGCCCTTTCGGGCAGGCGGCTTGTGACTGATTCTCAGTAAGACGTATAGAATGAATATCCAATCGAACTTCACCGCCGTTGATCCAGTCTCGCCGCCTGCCGCCTATATTGGAGGGAAGCGACAACTTGCCCGGCGCATCTGCGACCAGATAGCGAAGGTGCCACACTCTATATATGCAGAGCCATTTGTCGGCATGGGGGGGCGTGTTCTTCAGGCGGACCTCGGCACCACGGGCCGAGTTCATCAATGATCGCTCCGGCGATGTGGTGAACCTGTTTCGCATCCTTCAGCGCCATTATCCGCAATTCATGGATACGCTACGCTTCCAGATCACCAGCCGCCAAGAGTTTGATCGCCTGAAGGCCAGCGATCCGGCCACGCTCACCGATCTGGAACGCGCTGCACGCTTTCTTTATCTCCAGCGCCTGACGTTCGGCGGTAAGGTCGCCAGCCGATCATTCGGCGTGGATCGTGGCGGCGGCTCACGTTTCAACCTGACCACGCTGGCACCGCTTCTTCAGGATGTTCATGAGCGTCTCACTTCCGTGGTGATTGAGAACCTCGACTGGCAGGTGTTCCTTGATCGCTATGACCGGCCAGAGACGCTGTTTTATCTTGATCCGCCATATTGGGGGACAGAGGACTATTATGGCAAAGAGCTATTCAGCCGGGATCAATACGAGGTGATGGCCGAGCGGCTGGCGCGGATCAAAGGCCGCTTCATTCTGTCGATCAATGACGTGCCGGAAATCCGCACGATCTTCTCCGCCTTCGACATCGAGGACGTGGCGCTGACCTACACCGCAGGCGGCGGCAAGGGGAAAGCCGTCAAAGAGGTAATAATCAGTGGAGGGGCTTAAAAGCCCCTCAAACGATCCTTCAGGATGTTTTTAGAGGCTGCTTAGGAATTTTGCGTTTGTCTAAAAACGAGCGTCAAAATGTCAGAAACGAGCGTCACGCTACAGCTGCCAATTGAGTTTGTCGTTCGATGGTCGGGTTTCGAACGATGTGTTCCAAGCGCAAAACCCACCGTTAACCGGTGACGCCGCCAAACTCGGATTATCGCTGGAGAAAGAGAATGGTAGCGGAGGCCCGTTCTGTTCGAACTCCCCACTCGCTACCACACCAAAAACAAAAGATTTCTCACAAGATCGGCCGATTTTACGCCTGATAATTCAGAAAACAAAAAAAGCCCCGCTCGGCGATTAACCGAGCGGGGCTTTCTCTATTCTTTGTCTCTCGATTTCACAAAGCGCATCAGGCGGTCGGCCAGAATATCAGTGATCCACATTGCGATAACGCCGACAATGAAGGCGGCGGCGTTGTTGGTCGCCTCGGGTGCGCCGTCGGTCGGCATGGGCCAATTCATCATGCGGGCGTAATGAATGATCGGCTCCGTTAGATATGCCGCGGCTAAAGCGCCACATATCGGCGAAAAGACGACCTCGCGGATTTTGAATTGCTTTCGGGAAAGCGCCCGCAGAAAGCCGCCTGCCGTACCCGCAACGATAAAATTCGGGTTGAGGCCGAGGTTTGTAAGGAATTCATGAAGCGACATTGCACCATTCTTTCCGGGCGGCGTTGTTGCCCTTAATCTCGATCCTCGTTTGGGCCGTGTCGTTCCTGCTCGACGAGATCGGCAACCAGACTGTGCAAACTGCGACCGTGTCCACATCCTGCTTAATCCCTTGTCCATTCATCATCGAGCATCCCGCCGCGAGCATCACGCTCGGCAGAAGCACGAGCATCGGCAGCGCGGCCGATCCTTTCGATTTCCTTTTCATAGCTGTCCGCCTTGCCCCTTAAGTCTTCGGCGGATTGCACCTTTTTGCCCGCAGAAAACGCTTTGTAGAAAAGGGCGGCTATTGCAGCCGCCCCCATTAGAATGCCGAGAAGGATCGTAGACATTGGCTCTACGCCTTCGGAATGAGTTTAGGACTGATAAGGTCGGTAATCTTATCGTCCGTCAGCTTGAAGAAGCCGACAGCATCGGGAACCGATTGCCGAACGTACTTTGTCGCGGCCAAGAGTGCCGGATTGCTTCGGTCGACGGGTTTACCAACCAGCTTGCTTTCCAGATGCCCGATTGCGAGCCGAGCGGCATTTTCGAGAGCCGATTGAAGCGCCTCGCGGTGCTTCGCCTCGATGGCGATGCCGGTCCAATCGGTAAACCGCTTGATGGCATAGCCCACGCCGACGGCGATCGCAGCCGACACGAGGTTAAAGAGAAGCGGGTTCACGCTTTCAAAAAAGCCGGGCGGTGACGATGCGGCCTCGGCCGTCGCAACGGCCGGGAGCGCGAGGGCAAGAGCCGCAACCGCGCACACTGCCACGCCGATCATAGAAAAAAAATCTCATTCCGAATTCTCCTTCGGTTAGAGGATGGTTTTGACGGCGGCGCGGAATGCGTCGCCGACCTTAGCGGCCGTGTTGAGCGAAGGCTCAAACGGCAAGATCGCAATGTCCCATTTCCCCCGCTGTTGAATGCCAAGCGTGCGCTGCACTTCGGCGTGCGAAAGCACGGTCGACGGGGTGACCGGGATCGAGTAGCGGCGGCATAGGTCGGCAGCGGCCTTAATCGCCGCTTCCCATTGCTGCCGGGTGATTGGATATTTGCCAGCGTTGAACGGCTTCTCGACCGCACCGGCCATGCCGCAGAGCGACAGGCCAATCGAGCCGCTATTGCAATTCAACGTGTGGGCGGCGTAGCCGGACGATACCGGCGCTTGGTTTGCAGCGATCGACGGATCGCCCTTCACCGGAGTGCCGTCGCCTTCGATAAGCACATGATAGTGAGCCTTATCGACCGCGCTCGCCTTGTTTGCCCCGGCGGTCCAATGGACGATGACACGTTGCATCTGCGCCCAAGGGAGCCATTCTTCCGGCAGGAAGCGAACCGCGGGGCTTGGTTGCGCGCCCCCTTTGCCCTCCAATACCGTAAGCGCCGCATCGATAGCGGAGAGCGTTTTAGGCCCGATCAGGCCGTCAGCCGCACCCGGATTATAGCCGAGCGAAGCCAACCGCCGCTGAATAGTCAGCACGGTAGTCATGTTCTGTCCTTTGGTTTTGTGAGGGCCGGTTGCTGCGGCCCTTCTATGGGGTAGGGGTTAGTCCGGGGTGCTCCATCCGCCCCCGCCGCCAGTAACCGGCGTCGGGGTATTCTCTTGGCGGCGCGGGCCTTTTCGGCTCTTGTTGGAGTTCTTGCGTTTGTCCTTCCCCGCGTCGCCCTGCGGCTGTTTGACGTCGAGGCGGGTTACCCAACCAGTCGAGCGCGAAAAGTCATGATTGACGGTGTCGATGCGGTACGTTCCATCTATTCCGGGACGCGAACCACTAAGGTTGACCGATCCCTCGGGCTGCGCATCGGCGTTGCCGTCGATCGTGATCGAGCCTTCGCCCTTGGCGCGCTCGCTGTCTGCCTTCCGGCTTTCTGACAAGCGCCTTGCCTCGGCAGCATCCCCGGCCGGAAAGCGGCTCATAAATTCGGCTTTGGCCTTTTCGTCCTCAATCTCGACTTCTTCCGTTTTCCACGTGCCTGTTTTGGCATCGTACCAACGGGTTTTAGTTTTCGAATATCGAGGGCGGCCGGTGACGGGCGCGATATCCCAAGCGATAAGATTGTCGCCGTATGTCGCGTTGATGATAGCAAGCGGTTTGCCACTCGCTGACTTGCCGCCGTTGCGTTTGGCAAGGATTGCAACGTCATTCGAGATTTTGAATGTCCCGCCGACTTCACGCGCGAGACGTTCGCCAAAATGAATGAAGCTCTCCGATTGCATCGCCCAATAGGGACGAATGATCGATGCAAGCTCCTCGTCGACGCGAACGGTTTCGATCCCGCCGAGCTTTGCCGCCTCGGCGAACACATCGCCGAGCTTCTTTTCGTCCCAATGCTTTTCTTGCTGTTGTTTCGGTTTCCCTTGTGCGTCGAAGCCTTTTCCGCTGATCGATAGAACGCGGCCCTCGCTCCGCGATCCTTTTGAACGGACTTCGTCAACCACGCCACGAAAAGCAACGCCCGCGCCTTTCCCGGCGGTTCCAAGAGACACAGAAATCGAAACGCCCTCGCTTGGGAGGAGGATTTTCCCGTCCGCATCGTCGAGGTCAATGCGGACTGTGTCACTCGAAGCGCCGGCTTTATCCGAGATATTCAGATTGAGAAGCCGGGGCATAAGGGCGCTGGAAATATCGCGCCCGTCGACGATGACAACGCACTCGGTTTTTTTGCTCGTTGCCATTTAATCAATCCCAAAGATGAACGGTGTCCCGTTCCTTCGTCTCCAATTCTGGCGCATCGACCGGAAACAGGATTTCGGTTCCGACCGGAAGGAATGGGCCGAGGTCGGCAATGCCAGGGTTCAAGTCGAGAACGCGCTCGACAAAGCCGGTGGGCTGCCTTTTGAAGCGCCGCCAAACAAGAAGGGGAAGCGTGATAGCTTCCCCTTTGACGACGATCGTTTCCGCGTTGCCTTGGTAACTCATTCCAGCATCCCTATGACCGATGCGAAATAGTCAGCGTCTTGCGGAGCATCGCCCCGCAGCAAACTTATTTCGACGTTGATTTGCTGCCCGACGCCCTGCGCTGAAAGGTAGGAACCTTGTTCCTTAACCCCGGTCACGCCAAACCAGCCGAGCGGCTTTCCGTCACCTCGCATGAGGTATTGAGGAATGCCGCTTTTTCGGATGGCGTGAAGCTGGTCGAGCTTTTCAAGGCCGCCGAGCTTTTCGGGGAACAGCACGGCCGAGAACGAAAAGCTCTCTGTAGCTTCGCCGACAAATTCCAGTGGCGGGCGTCGGCCCATTACTGGTTTCTCGACATAGTCGCCGCCGTTCTCGCTGTTGGTGCTGGTCGGATTGAGCGGCCAAATCTCGAATGACAATGCGCCGAGAAGGAAAAGCATTATTCAACCCCTATATCAGCGTGAAGCCCCGAGATTGACGACGTATCAAGGCGCGGTGAAATCACCGGGCTAAGGGTCGTCGCCATTTTTTGTTTGATGCGAGCCATGAACGCGTCAATCTGCGCCTCGGCCGCCGAAAGTTCGGTCGACAATGCGGCGTTGTATCCGTCCATCGTTTGCTTAGCGGCCGCCGCGGCTTCGGCAGGCTGCGCCTGCGGTATTGCCGCATTGATTTGCTGGTCGAGCATAGAGCGCTCGGCCTGCAAATTGTCTCGCTCGATGTTCGGCATGTCACGCATTGCCGGGTGAGTGTTTTTCTCAATTTGCGCAAGCCGGGCGTCAATTTCCGCTTGGCGTGCTTGCCATTCGGAAATGTCATGCGCCCGGCCTTCTTCCGGTGTGGCTTCCGGCCCGATGCGCTGGCTTCCCCCGACCTTCGACGGGTTGATGCCCGTCTTGCTTTCGATCCACGCGTCAATGCCGCTCGTCAGACCCCAAAGGTTGCCCTCGGGGTCAACAGCGTCCAGCACTTCCTTGACGGTCCAAGCGGTGCCGATGATACCGGCACCCTTGGCAGCCTTGCCGAGAAGCGAGCTTCCCTTCGATGCTGCGCCAGCCCCTGCCGCCGCGCCTGCGGCGGCTGCTCCGGCCCCGGTTGCGCCAGCGGCCCCCGACGATACCCATCGCAGCGCCTGCTACGCCGAGCGCACCGCGCCCGACCTTCGTCACAAGCAACAGCATCGCTAGAAGGGACGTGAAGAATGAAATCACGCCTCCGCCGACAAGGGCTATTGGCCCGAGTACACCCGCAATCATGAGTGCGTAAGTTCCGAATTCGAGGAGCTTAGGGTTCGACTGCGCGAGAGATTTCAACCCGTCAGCGGCGAGCTTGAAAGCTTCGGACGCGGTTTTCAGGACGCCGCTTTCCGCAATCGACACAAATAGATTTTCGACCGACGCTTCGAACTCGGCCCAATCGCCTACGATGCCCTTCATCATCGTTTTAGCCATGCGGTCGGTTGCGCCCTTTGAATTCTTCTCAACGTCGGACAGGGCCTTATCGAGATCGCCCGCAAGAAGCGTAATCAGTCGCGAACCCTGTCGAGCGTCAAAAATGCGGGCAATGTCGCCAAGGTCAGCACCCTTTTCGCGTAGCGCGCGGATGAAGCCGAAAAAGTCCACTTCCGAACCGGCGGCCGTGAGAACGTCCGTAATCGTTTCGGCGAGCTTCGACTTGTCGACGGCCGAGCCGTCGCCGCCGATGATTTCAGTGAGTTTGGCCGATAGCTTGCTCAAAGATGTATTGAGGCTCGGATCGTTAAGAACCTGCTCGATCTGTTTCGAGAAAGAGCTCGCATCGATACCGTCGACCGCGAGCGAGGAAATGACGTCCTGCGCGCTGATCTGTCGGCCGCCCTTCACGAACTTATCAATGTCCACGTTGAGGCGGCTTAGGGCTTGCAGCATCGGCTTTGTCGGCCGAACCATGCGCACGAGTGCGGATCGCATTGCGACGCCTGCCTCGCTTGCTCGGATGCCGTTTCGAGCCATGACCATAGAAGCGGCCGCAACCTGTTCAATCGACATTCCCGCAGCGGCGGCCATCGGGCCGACGTACTTGAATGTTTCACCCATCATGCGAACGTCAGTGTTCGAGTTCGACGCGGAATAGGCCAGGGCGTCATTGACGCGGGTCAGGCTGTCCGAAGCTTGCTCGACCGTCTTCATAGGTAGGCGCATCGCGGTCAGAATATTGGTGGCGATATCGGAGCTTTCCTTGATCGCAATGTCGCCAGCCAGCGCGAGGTTAAGCATGCCCTTCATGGAACCCATGATCTGGTCATACTTGAAACCGGCTCGGCCGAGTTCGTAAGCGCCTTTCATGATTTCGGAGTTCGTGGCCGGGAAAAGCTCGTTGAGTTCCTTCGCGTAGTTCTGGATCGACTTGCGCTGTTCGTCGGTTATATCGGTAACAGCTTGCAGAGCGTTCGACGTCTTTTCGAAGTCATAGACCGCGCGCGCGCCAAAGAACGTCAGAAAACCAGCGGGCATTGAAAGCCCGGTGGTCATGTTGTGAAGGTTTCTCTTTAGGACTTGCGTTTGCTTGCCGACGTCGGAAACCAGCGTGCTAACCGCCCCGCCAATGGCGAGGCGGCGCGCGTTCGTGCTGTCAACGGCATTGCCGATACCCCGAATGGAGTTCGCCGCCGCGCGGGCGGGGCCTGCAACGGCATCGATCAGCCGAACCGTGAGAACGGAAGTAAGATTTGCCATTTAGATACGCCTCGGGGATAGCTGCGATGCCGTTTCAAGCCAGTCGAGGAGTTCACCGACTGGCAGGTCGAGAAAGAACGTTAGGGGCGTGTTGGTAGCGTTGGCGACGAGGGCTATTGCTCGTCGCCATTCGTCGCCGCCCCACGCCCCGGAGCTTCCCCCGTGTTAAGGGCCCTTGCAGCGATATCTTGGAGGTCGGCGACGTCGAGTTCCTCGGCGGCTTCACCGATCCCGGTCAAACGGCCGACGATGGCAACCATTGCCGAATAGACGCGACTGTCCGGCGGCGTCATCTTCGACGCGATCTTTTCGAAATCAGGCTCGGAACCGGAAAGCTCTGCCGCGACTTGAGCGTTGTTGATTTCTTGAGAGGCCCTCGCGTTCGACGCATAGAAGCGCATCAGGTGAGCGACGTCGTCACCGATAACGACCATGTCGCCGCCCTTCGGCCTGCGGATCGTAACCGACGACACGGTCGAGCCGTTGATTTCGATCGGGTATTGAAGCGTGTGCTTTGTCATTTGGGAACCTGAAACAGAAAAAAGGCCCGCATGAGAGCGGGCCGGGAAGGAGAACTATTCAGCGGTTAGCCGCCGTTGCTGATACGAAGGATATTGTTGAAGTCGGGGTCGGGATCGACCCCGCCTTGACGGAGCGTGTTCGTGAAGAAATCCCAATAGAATTCTTCCTTGCCGTCGAAGAAAACTTCGTAATGCAGCACCTCATTGATGGAATAATCGTGTCCCATCGTTTCGCCGCGCTTGAAGGCTTCGGGTGCGACCTTGGAAAGACGGCCTTCGATAATGGCTTTTGCTTCCAGAGCGTCGCCCGTCTTTTTGTCTCGCACGACGCCGTAGGCGGTGAATACTTTCCGCTTTGTCGTTCCGAGGCCGAAGTCCCGCAGGAGCGGGGCATCCCAACCCTTAAGCTTGAACGTCGGCTCAAGCTTCTGGACGCCGACGGCGAACTCGACGCCAACCTTGCCGCCGCCCGGAGTGTGGTCGACAAGCGTTTCCTGCAAGTCGGGAAGCTTCAATTCTTCAAGAGTGAGGAATTTCGAGTTCTTCGGATCGTGGTCGCCGACGAAAAGGTTCGCAGCCTCCATGATATAAATGTTCGACATGATTGATTTCTCCGAAATCGAGGAACAAGAGGAAGCGACGGCGGCCTAAGCCGCCGCGCGAACCGGGTTAAGCTGCGACGTCGAGGCTCGTAAGCAGGTCGTCGAGGAGGGCATCAAGCGCCGGGCGGTAGCGCGCCGACTGGATGCCGATGTAGCGCAGGACGGGCGGCTCCTCCGCCTGAAACGCCACGGTAAAGCGACCAAGGCGAAGCTGTTCGGGGCTGTTCGTGTCCTTATTGAACCCGACCCGGAAACCGAGAAGGTCGCCGGTTGCCTGAATATCGCGAAGGCCGCCCTTCATCGTCGCGAGAATGTCTTCGATAGCCCCGCGGTCGATATTGCGACGGCCGAGGAAATAACGAAGCGTTTTGATAAACATCAGGTGGATATAATCGCGGCCGCGCACCTGATTGTAGAAGCGCCAAAGCGTGTCTTCGGAGCACGTGTCAGTGCCGACGTAGACATATCCGCCATCCGCGATCGCGCCATCGGAGCTTTCGCCCCGGACAATAACGCCGATGTTCTTCGCCAGAAGCTGTTGACCTTCTGTCGCCCCGTCGAGGATCGAGAATTCAATCGGACGCGACGGCCCGACGATCCCGTAAATCGGCTGGTTGGCCCACGAATGGAACGGCCGCCCCTGAAACTCGTGATCCCGACGAACGGCAACGCCGATGATTGCAGGCGAGGCAGGAACGACGACGACTTCGCCGTCATCGTTCATATACTTGACGCCGCCGTCGACCGGAACGATGCGCTCCGACTGGATGCTCTCGCGCCAAGCAATAGCGGCCGCCTGATTGGTCGACGGGCCATCGACAACCGCCACGGCGAGGAGACGGTCGAGAAGTGTCGGCAGCCCCGCAACGATGGCATTCGCGCTGGCCCCTTCCGCAATCTGTGACGTGAAGCCAGGCACGCAAATCAGGCGGGGCGTGAGGCCAAGTTCCGCACCGGAATTAAGAAGCGCATACATGCCGGTTCGGTCGTTGATGTTGCCGCGAAGGTTCGCAATCGTCGCGGCGACGTCTGCGCCTTCCTCAACGCGAACGCCGATGATCGTCGCGGCCGCCTGAAACTCCCCGAGTTGCTGATTGATAAGTTCAACCGCAATCGGGCCGGTGCCCGTCTTCCCCATCTTCGCCAACATGGCGACGTCGTCAGAATAAAATTGCACGACGCGGTCGTAAGGAAAGGCGTCGGCGTCCGCTGCCGGCGCAGTGAACACCATTCCGACGATTGACATATCCGTCAGGATTGCGGGCCGCGGCTCGTTATCGATACGAGTAATCGACAGGCCGAAAGTTGGATCGCTCATGCTCAAGTCTCCTTTGTGAGCAATGCAAAAACAAAAAAGCCCGGCGCTATGGCCGGGCTTCTGGGCATAAAAAAACCGCCTCAAGGGCGGTTCTCGAAAACAGAAAGCCGCCCGGAGGCGGCTGTTTTTCTAAGTGCGGATCAACCCAAGAGCGTATCCCGTCAAAACAAGAGCGGAGGCCAGAACCCCACGCCCTTCCAGACGCAATCTCTCGCGAACATAGACTAGATTACGACGCTTCTTTTTTCCTTTTGCCGTCCAGACTGTCGCGCCGGGCTTGAAAGTCCAGTCGAGCCAACCTGTTTCGGCTATGTCAAAAATCCGTACATCGTCATTAGCCAAGAATGTGTGGTAGAGCGCATGCTGATCGATGTAATACTGCCGTAAATGGTTATCCAAGTAACTCACTACGTCGTCGAAGAAACCAACACCCTTCGGGTCGGCATAGACCATAGCGCCGAGAACCTGCATTCCTTCGCGCTCAAAAGCAGTTTTCCCATTCTGATTGCCAAGGCGAAGGTACAGTCCGACTTCCCCGTCAATGCGGGCCGGGATCGGTTTCATTATTAAGCTGTCGATATCGAGAACGACAATTGGACGTCTATACGCCCGAAGCAACGCAGGGAGATAGAAAAACCTTAGCGACTGGTAGAACACAACCGCCTCGCGATCTTCGATATCTGCCATAGCGCGAGGGTCGGCGACAACTTCAACACGCATTCGCTTTAGTTCTGCCGCAGTAAAGCCATTTAGGAAGGGAGCGACAAGCTCGGCTTCCAGTTCTCGGGCACGCTCCGGAAGACCCGGTCCGGGTTTCGGCGAAACAACAATATGGACATTGTGTCCGGCAGCTAAGGCCGATTTGGCGAACCCGACAGCATGTTTACGAAAGTAGCGCTCATCTGACGCCGCCATAACAATAGGCAACGCCGAAGCGAAGTTTGACCCGTCCATAAAAGCCCCCAATAACCAAGGCCTGAATAACTGCGGTCGTTTCACATTTCAATCGAAAATAGAACGCATTCGACTAAAGCTTAGAAGCTTCCAGCCAAAAACTATCCCGCTGTTCTTCGGTCCACTGCATTGCCAGACGGACTGTTTCAGTGAGGGCATGCAAACGGCTGAAGGTATCCGCGCCTATAACAAGCATTTCGGCGTTAAACCGGTCTTGTTCGGTTGGTAACGCGTCTATGATAGCTTGCAACGCCTGCGGGACCGTCCCCGATTTCATGGCCGCGAGGGCTTCTGCGTTCGTTATAATTCCACCGACCGCTAGTTGCTGGAAAAATTGACGACGGCTTATTTCGTCCGGCACTATATCCGAGGCCCGCGGTATGATTTCGGTGCCTGTCCAAATTGCGCCATAGACTGTTCCGCCGGGGCCAAACGTGAAACCGAAGTCGTCGTCAATGCCGATTACATCAATACCGTCGATCTGCGATTGTTCAATGTCATCTGTCATTGACACGATTGAGCGATCACCCTTTACAGCTATGTAAAAGGGGTGCGGATCGGCCTTCGCCGCATCGACGATATCTTCACCTGAAGCAGTCCTGTAAATGAAATACCGGACTTCCTGTCCCTCGGCGAAAATTGGTTCGCCCGCATCTGTCACGCCTATTTGTGGGCCGGAGACGGTCAAGGTGTGCTTCGAAGGAGTTAACTTACCAAAGTTCTTCATTACCAGCCTCCAAGGGCACGCCAACCGACATAAGGGATATAGACCTGCGGCTGTCGCGTACCGAAATAGTACTGATCACCGCCTTTGCGGTATGCATAGGTAAAGACGTACCCGCTTGGTGCTGACCAGCTTGTGTCTCTCTCCATGGCATGTTCCACATATCCGGCGAACCGGGTATCAATTACACAGCCATTCTTTCGATCATCGGCGAACGCGGCCGCGCGGCTTTCGATCTGATTTATGATGGCCTGCGCGGTCCAGCCCCCTACGTTACCCGCACCATTGGCATAATTCACGCTAAGCCCGGCAATAGCGTAGACATTCATATTTACGCCGTCCGAGCCGCCCCACATGTATGTCGGCTGACCGCCCGGATCGTGCCAACTGAAGTTGATTGGCGCGCCATCCGTCCGCCGCGGGTAAGCGCGTCCGGCCATATTGCCGCTCACAATGGTATTCACGAGAGAAGTAATCGCAGCCTTGAGGTTCGCCCACGTTATTTTGAACATAGTCGAGCCGCCAGCGAGAACACCGCCCAAGAAATCGCCGTCGTCAAGCGTGGCTTTGCCATTCGCGCCGGCCATCGCTGCGCCAACGGTGGCAGTCGTTGTCAGGGCGGGCAATTGAGCGGTAGGAACCTTGCCGGTGCTGTCGAGGCTGGCGACCCCGTCCGGCTTGCCTTTGTCCGCTATGCCGACCGCTTCAATATTGTCACGGCCTCTTTTCTTTTCCGCGAGGGTGAATGTTTGTGCGGCATCAACTCGAACGCGGACGCCCAATGCGTTGCCCACAGTGGTTGCAAATTCCGGATCATTGCCGAGCGCGTCGGCAAGCTCCTTAAGCGTGTCGAGCGCTGAACCGGAACCATTGACTAAGTCGTCAACCGCCTTCTTGATTGCCTGGGCAACCTCCTCGGCGGTCATTCCGTCCGTGATCCCGTAGCCACCGAGCGTCGTCGGCTTGTCTTCCAAGTCGGCGAACTTGTGCTTGTGGTTGCTAAAGGAAGTCTCGAACGATTTTATCTTGGTATCGATCGCCGTGAATGAGGTCGCAATTTTTGCGACCTCATTCATCTGAATGCCGGAAGGAGACGGCAAAGGCCAATTGTAGTTTACCGTGTTGGCCATTTATCACACCTTTGAAAGTAGCATGCGCACCGCCGACAACTCCGGCCGCGCCGCTGGCGTGCCGGTAATCGTAATCAGCGTGCGCGCATCGAGGTTGGCCGCCGGGTAGGCGGATCGGATAAAGGTTTGCTCGACGAGGCCGTCGCCGAGTTGTGTTGCGCTGGAAACCGGAATGTTCGGGTAGTCTCCTGGCATTCCAATCTGGACAGTCGCAGATGAACCCGCAGGCAATCGGGCGTCGAGCGTCACCAAAACCCGATTTGCGTCGGTGGCGTCGATAGCTCGCGTTGCATAGTTCGCGGTCGGCTGTAACTCGCCCTCGATAATCTGGATATCGGGGAACAAGAATGGCGTAATGCGTTCGGTTCCGCGCAAGACTGCCTCGACTTGGATATCCTCGTTCTGGATATACTCGTCGAACCGGATCGTTTGCGAAGGTGCCGAAGTGATGACCTCTCCGCTTGGACGGCGGAGCCGGATCGAAATGTCGACCGACGGGTCGGGGTATTCGACGCCAGCACGGATAATCACGTCGGACATTTTGTTCGCTTTGAACGTGCCAATCGGGATAACCCGTTCGACAGGATCAAACCGGCAGCCGAGCATTTCAAACCAGAGATCGGCCTCGTTATGGACCGTCCAAGTCGAAGCGTTCGACGACGAAAGAAGTACGCCGACCGTGAACGGCTGTTCCGAAATCACCGCGTTAGTGTCGAGGTCGATCTTGCCAATCTCGGCCACAAACAACGAATGCTCCGCATCGTCTGTCAGCGCAACGAAASG